AGATTACTGCCTTCCATGCTGCAAGCGTTGGAGCTGGCAGAGCTATCGCGCAACCGCTCATTCGAGAGCTTATTGAAGAGGCCCTGACGATCACTAACCCCGCCCAGATCGACCCGGACGTTGCTTATGCTCAATGTGGCGTAAAGTTTACCGAAGATACCAAGTATGCTTTCGAGCAATGTGAATCCACTCCCCCTGGCTTCTTGTTCTATGCTGTAGCCCAAACGAAACGCTGGACATCCACGCAAACTAAGATCCACCCCTCTCCAATGCAAGAGACACGCAAACCCACGACCTTTGTGGCACACCGCCGTCCCTGGCTTAAGGATGGAGAGTGGATCGTTCCTGAAGATGGCTTCTTCTCCAAGGGAGTACAACCATCACTAGTTGCTGACGAACTCATTGAGATCGCCCTTGACGGTGAGGAGTATCGTATCCCTGGCCCCGCCCCTGGGTTGAATGCTGTTCTCACTGATGATGAAGCGTTGAATGGAGTCGATGGCACCAATGTAAGTCCAATCAGGCACGAAACCTCCCCCGGTTATCGTTGGTCCTGGTATTGCAAGAAAGGAAAGAAACCCTACCTCAAGATTGAAGAGATGAACAATGGCAATGTTATTAAGACAACCAAGCTCAGCAAGAAGGATATTGATTCCCGAATCCTCCGACTCAAAAGTGGTCCCCTGTTTACAGTAGCCGCTGATGATCAGAAGGATGAGAGATATCCCATCGGCAAAGAAACAAAGTTCCGCGTTGTTTCTGCTGATGATGTCGCTGACCTCGTCATCTTCAAGAAGTACTTTGGTGCCCTACTTGACGCCCTCCGCCGTACCCAACCTTTTGGGAAAAGCCAGGTGGGCATTGATGCTGCTGGTCCCGCCTTCAACATGCTCTTCAAGTATCTCCGTGAACTCAGTGATCTTGCCATCGAACTTGATGGTGCTCGCTGGGATCTTGGTCTTCCCTTTGAAGTCGTTGACTCATTCTCCCGCTTTGCTGCTCGC